ATGCTGTCTTTAGAAGATAGATTAAAGTCATGTGGTACAATAGAATTGTATAATGAGAAAGCTAAACAACATAATGTAATAATAAAAAACACGGAGGATGCATTAAAAAAAATAATTTCAAGAATCAACACCGCTCAAGAATTAGTATCTTCAATTGAAAATAATTTCAGTATATATCGTTCTAAAAAACAGGATAAAGGAAAGAAAAAGAACGCCTTCGAGCGGTTGATGAACTCTATTAAGGTAGAAAAGGAATTATTTGTTGAGGAAGTGAAATATAATAATTTTCTAAAGGGTTTAAATAAAGAATATGAAGAATTTTATAAGGCGGCTTATGATTTCAAAAGAACCAAAGAGTTGCAGATTCTTGCTGGAATAAATAATTCTATAGTGCATTATTATAATGAAATAAATAAACATGATGACGATAGCGAAAAATTGAACGATATATCGTTTGTTTATGTTGAGTCTTTGAAATCATATCGATTACAACTTGATATCAACGGTGTTCCGGCTGATGCTTTTGTTAGACTGTCCGAGGGACATCTTAAATCATTAGGGCTGGCAATACTTTTAGCATTGGCGAAAAAGAAACAATCTCAATTTATTGTTTTCGATGATGTAGTTAATGCTATAGATACTGAGCATAGGTCTAATATAATTAATACATTCTTAACTGATCCGTATATTAAAAGAACACAAAAGATAATCACCACTCATGATAAATTGTTCTGGGAATTGTATAGCAATCGAGAAAAGAGTTTAGGTAATGGGGAGTTCTCAAGTTTTATTCTTGAGTGCTATCCTCATGGAATTCATTTTGAGGAGCGCGATATTTCCTTTGAGGGAAAAATATCAGAAAGTTTAGAACACTATGATATTCGGCAGGCGCTTATTTACTGTCGTATCTGGTTTGAGTCATTAGCAACCGAACATTGTGTAGCGTCAGAATTAAGTCTTACAGCAAGTTTTACTAACAGGGATTATGTAAAGCCAAATTTACTTAAAGTTAGTTTGGAGAAAATGTACGCGGTACTTATTGGTTCTTTAGGCGATAGATTGGAAAATATTAATGAAATTAAAAATAATTTTTTGAGCTGGGGGATACAAAATCAGGAACACCATGCTTTTAGCGAAAATAACTATAATATAATTCATTCCAAGACTAGCCAGGAAATACAGGTTATATTTGATTCGATTAGGAAGTTTAAAATACAACTATCACCAACAGTTAGTCTTGTTAGTTTGACTGATCAACTTTTATCACTAAATGATAAAATAAATGCCATTGAAAATAGAATTCAAAGTGCCAATCCTGCAGTTCCAGTGGATGTTATTCGAAAATGGAGTAATGATAAATCTAGATTAGTGAAAGAAAAAGAAAAAGTAGATGAGTTGAAGGTCTATTGTGAAAGCTGTATCCCTCAAGTTTAAAATTAAAATCAAGCCCCGTTTTTCGGGGCTTGGTTATATTAATTGATTACTGAGTAGATCCAACGCAAGTTGTTTTTCTTCCGGCTTAAGTCGGTCAATCAGGAATTTAACCAGCTTGTTGCCGGTCAGCCCGCTGGGGCTGAGGGTATGTGAAAACTGGGCGTTAAAAACAAAGGTGTGGCCGCATTCAACTTCCGTGCAGGCGCAGTATAAATCAGCCAGTTTTTTGTCTTTCCAGTCAGATTTACGAATGATGGCCGGTGAGCCGCATTCAGGACATTTAATTTTAAAAACTCGCATGTTCACCATCCCGCACGCCATTGCTAACAATGGGGATGATTTTAACTTAACTGCGCTCATTTTTCGCCCTTTTCGGTGGTAATTGTCGGGATATCCACGTCAAAAACCAGGTGCAAGTGTGCGGGGATCTCCGGGTCATTGTTGACGCCGTTCATTAGCTTGCGCTGCAAGGGGATAACTTCATCCTTGCGATAGGTTGTGCGGGCGGTTTCAGGGTTTCCCATTACCGCGCCGTTGGTCGGGATGATACCCGCCAGGCCAGCGGGGAAACGGTGGGCGGTAAAGATATCCTGTGCGGTGATCCCTTTGATGTTGGCAAATTCATCCTTTGCGCTGACTTCGCCCACTGGCATGATTTTAACCCCTTCCGGGTCGCCCTTCGGGATGTTGATAAACATATTGCGGAAGTTACCCAGCCCTTTGGACTGGGCGATCTTCTCTTTGATTTCGTTTTCCATTTCCAGCGTCAGATTGGGATCGCTGGTATAGAGAATAAAGCCCATGTGCGCCCCGTTATTGTAGTAACGGCGCCGGAAGATGGTTGCCTCACTGTTGAGTAACACCGAATGGATGCCGCCGATATAGTCAGGCAGGCCATATACCTGCTGGCGCGGGTCGTACATTTTAAAAAAGACGATGTCTTCCGGGTCATAGATAAGCGCTGGCCCTTCCTGCAGAACAGCAAACGACCCGTCTTTTCGGCAGCGCAGATACAGCGACGGCAGCGGCATCAGGTCGATCACTTCCCCGAATACGTTACGAATTTTCAGAATCGCGACGTCACCAAATAGCATGTAATCAAAGACAGCCTGTTCGACCAGGTCAGGTGTCAGGCCGCCGCCGATGTAGCCACCGGCCACCATATTGCGCCGCGCATACAGTACCCCGCCGTGCTGGCCGTTAAGGTTCGGCAACTGGGCCAGCGCCAGGCGATCAATCGGAAGTCGCCAGTGGTCATACTCATTGTCATACCAGATATTGTGATAATCCGTGCCGGTCGTCAGGATGGGTTCGGGTTCGCCAAATGTGATCACGCTTCCGCGCCCTGGCGTGAAGGTTTCAACCTTGTTGCCGATCATGGACCTGAATTTTTTATTATTACGCTGTTTCTTTGTCATGCTGCTTTCCCAAAATACCAGCCCGATGGGCGGTCATATTCGTGATCGATAGGTTCGTTAATTATGGCGTGCGAGATAGCGAAGAAAACATCTGCATGGCCGGTCGCGTCTGAACGTTCGGCAACAAATGTCAGCGCGTTGCCGCTGTTGGTTGTTGTGCGTCGGATAGCCATAAAGCTGGCCGGAATTTCGACGCGCTCTTTGTTCGTTTCGTCTACGGCGTCTTTTGCCCATTCGATGCGTTTACGCTCGACAACGTCGATCATCTTCATTACCAGACGGTTTTTGCTTTCGACGCTGTAAAGAATGGGTGTGGCTTCGCGCGGTGCAAACTTGCTGACCAGGTCATAAACGCCCTTACCTATGCCGGTTGTATCGATCCCGATGTAAGTGATGTTAAAGCGGCGCATAAGCAGCTTTATCTGGTCGGCCTGCCAGCTGAAGTTAAAGCCCTGCCATTGCCAGACGGCCAGCACGCGGAAGCGCTCGCCGTCCTCTATGGGGGGCGCGATTAACACAAAGGTGGAGTTGTCGCCGGATCGTGACGGGTCGAAGCCTGCCCATACTTCGCGATTGCCGAAGGGCCGCGCAGCGGTCAGATCAAAGTCGCCCCATGTGGCCCGGTCCACTTCACAGCCGACAAGCGCGGAGAACTTGAACACCGCGTCCTTACTGTCAACGAACTGGCACATGTAGAGCATGGCGAACGCGGTCGGGCTGTATTTGTTGCGCAGCCGTTCAATATCGACAAGCGTACCGAGGCCACCTTCGATAGCGTCTTCCATCGTGATGATGTAGCGCCAGATCTGGTCCGGGCAGAGAATACCCTGGCCCATTTCGCTTTCTGTCGGGAACTCCACACCTTTGCGTTTCGGGTCGTCCCCGCGCCAGGCTTCGCCAGTCCAGACCGGGTAAGCCTGGTGCGTTTTCGCGCTGGGCGTCGAAAAGTAGGTCGTCCGGTATTTGTTATGCGTTGCCATTGCGCTGGCAACTTCGTGCAGGCGCGTGAATTTCGGGATCCAGAAAACCTCATCGCCATACAGGTGGCCGTTAAAGCCCTGTGCTGTGCTGGCGTTCGTGGACAAAAAGCGCAGTATTGCGCCGTTACTGAGGCGGATATTTTTACCCGTCAGCGTCACGCCGAAATGGTTCTGGGCGATCTGGACGATGTATTCGCGGAAGATTTCCGACTGGGATCGGCTTGCAGAGAAAAAGACCTGGTTATCACCGGTAATGACAGCATCTTCGAATGCTTCCCAGGCGAAATAATAGGTCATACCCACCTGGCGGCTTTTCAGAATGAAGCGCCAGTCTTCGCCTTTATGTTCGCGGCAGTGCAGCTGGTACTCGAAGAGATGTTCCCGCGCCCAGGTGTCGAGCATTTCCGCTGTAATACCGGAAACGTCGTTTTTCTTATACCGGCGCTTTCTTTCCCCAGGTTCCCCGCCTGCGCTGCTGAGGCAGTACCCTTCACCATCATAAGCCGCTTTCTGGGCCTGAATTTCTGCCAGCTTTTCGGCGTGCTTGTTGCGCTGCGCCATGAGTTTCACATGGTGAGCAATCAGATCGCGCAGTTCTTCCAGTTCCAGCGCTGTTTTTTTCTCGCGGCGGGAGAGCTGGTCGATACGGCGGGCGATGACATTTTCCACCGATTCAACAGGCAGCAGTGATGCCCACTTCCCGACGTCAGCCCAGTGGTAAATTGTACGCGGTGGAATATTCAGTTCCTGCGCAATATCTTTCGGCGTCCAGCTTTTTATATAAAGCGTGCGGGCCGCTTCTTTTAATTCATCGGAATATTTAGCCATGCGGCTATTATGGCGGGATTATTTTGCGGAATTGATAATTAAATATCGGTAAAAGGTGGCTATTCAGTTATAACCGAATACATAAGAAATAAAGCGGTCGCGCTGTTTTAATCAATTCGCAATACTGACCACCACAAACGAATCATTGTTATTTAAATTTATTATTAAAGGTCAGTTATGCCGCAACCTCATTACCGCACGGATTGGCTATGTATTGCCACATCTGGACAGGCTGTGGACGGTCGCACCATTGAACCGCAATGGTTGATTGATGCGGCAGAAACCTACACCCGCAAAACCTACACGGCCATGATTTGGCCGCACCATCCGCAATGCGATATCAGCGAACGTGAATTTACCTGCAATCTGGGGGAAGTGGACGCGCTGAAAGTGGAAACGGAAGGTGATGTCACGAAGTTATATGCCCAGTTAATCCCGAATCAATTTTTAATTGAAGCCAATCGGCAGGGGCAAAAGTTATTTACGTCAGCAGAATTTGTCACTGATTTTGCAGGCAGTGGTCGTGAATATCTTTTTGGGCTGGCTGTGACGGATATTCCGGCAAGTCTGGGAACGGAAAAACTTAAATTCGTTTTAGCCGGTGAAGAAAAGGACGCCGAGCGCGGGAGTCTGGAAACATTCAGTTTAGGAAAATTACAGACAAGTAAACCGGATAAAAAAAATTCTTTCTGGTCGCGTTTATTTTCGGCCAGTAAAGATTTTACGCCAACCCCAGAGCCAAACACTGATAAGCCCACCGAGGGCGACGGAGAAAAAATGGAAGAATTAAAAGCGCTCATTCAGCAAATGCTGGATCTGCTTAAAAGCGGTAAAGACGCCGCAACGGGTGATGCTGACACGGTTGATACCCCGGAACAGGCCGCTGATGTGGTGGCAGATGTTGCCGCCCAGATCGCTGATGCGGCCGACGAGGTGGCTGAGCTGGCGCAGGACGTTATCGAAAACCCGGAAGACGAAGTCAAAGCGGAAGAATTCAGCGCCGCCAAAGCCAACCTGGCAAAAGTCATGAAGTCATTCAA